CAGCGCGATCAAAATCTCCTGAAAACCTTCATTAACACCGCCCTCGGCGAGTGCTGGGATGAAGCCGCCAACAGGATCGAGCCCCATGAGCTTGAGAACCGCGCCGAGCCCTACCGACTGCGCGAAGTCCCGATGGGCGGTCTAGTGCTCACCGCCGGGGTCGATGTCCAGGACAATCGCCTCGAGGTCGTTGTCTGGGCATGGGGGCGGGATCTCGAGGCGTGGGTGATCGATTGGCACGTCCTCCACGGCGAGCCGGCAAGCCGGGAGCTGTGGACCGAGCTCGAACAATATCTGCAAAAGCCGATACAGCATGAGTCTGGCGAGGCATTATCGATTGCAGCGGTCGCCGTCGATTCTGGCGGCCACTATACACAAACGGTCTATGAATTCTGCCGCCGGCGTAAGCACATCATCGCGATCAAGGGCCAGAGTATCAGGAACAAGGCGATTTATGGCCGGCCGTCGTTCGTTGATGTGACGACCAAGGGCAAGACCCTGCGCGGATCGGCGCGGGTCTTTCCGGTCGGCTCAGATACGGCTAAGGGGTATATCTACGGCTGCTTCGGCATTGAAACCGGCCCCGGATCTCTCCATTATTCGCGCGATCTTTCGAGTGAGTTTTATGAACAGCTCACCAGTGAGAAGCTGGTCACCAGATATCACAAGGGTCATCCTCGCCATGAATGGATCAAGCCCCACCGCAAGCGTAACGAGGTCCTCGATTGCACCGTCTACGCCCTCGCTGCTGCTCATCATCTCGGGATCAATCGCTATCGAGAGATCGACTGGAATAATCTCGAGGAATCGGTCTGTCCGCGCAACAAATCGCTGTTTGAATCGGCAGGGGCAATCGATAATTCAAAAGAGGATGAACTGATACCACCACCGGCCAAGAGGACTCGAAGCCGGGCGCGCGGAGGGTTTGTAAGCCAATGGTAAAAAATCAATGGATTGTTCCTGCGTTCGGTATTGCCGTTTTGGGCTGGGCCGCAGGGGCCGTCTGGTGGGCGTCCGGTACGGACACTCAGGTGACCAAAAACACCGCTGCCATCGAACAGGTGGTCGAGAACGAAGTCGAGATTGCCGTGATTGAGGTCCAGCAGCGCGCGATATCTGAAGATGTGGGCGAGATCAAACAGGACAATAAGAAAATTTTGGAAATCCTGACGACCGATTGGAGCATACATTGAGCGCGGCCGATGAGGGCGATGACGTCGTTCAGGAGATCGCTTCTACAATCGTCTTTTACATGGCTGCGCGCAACCTTCCCGAGGCCGATAGCACTATTCTCGCCGAATATGTGAGCTTGAAACTCTATGCCGAGCTCGGGGGCCGAGATCACTATATCAAGCGGACCCCAGCCCTCGAACATAGAAATAAACAGATCAGGGCGCAGTTTAATGGCCGAAACATCACCGATCTGGTCAAGTCGTGGGGGCTCACCCGGCGACACATCTATCGCGTGTTGAAGCATAAGAGGAAAAAATAAATGGATATGGATAGGAATTGGAGTAATAGGATTTATAGGCCTGTGTGTTTGGGGAGTAGATGCTACTATGTGTAAGGAAGCAGTCTGCTAATGTTATCTGATATTGAAAAGAGTACAATGACTTGGCGATGGGCCGCCTTGTCTGTGTACCTTTTAATTTGTTTTTATGATTTCTTATTTGTGCCGGTCTGGTACGGATTAAACCGACCAGATATAGCACAATTTATGGAAATTATAAATTCTACAGAACACGTATTAGTTCAGATGGAATTGATGAAGAAACTCACCGGGCAACACGACCCGTTCACCCTTATGGGAGGCGGATTATTTCATTTGGCATTTGGTGCCATATTAACAGGTAGTGCAGTTGGAATGAGAACAAATAGAACTTGATAAAGCAAAAATATTAAAGACTGGTACAGAAGTAAAAGAAGGGATCAATATTAAAAAAGCAAGTATGAAAGCAGTTATAAAAGATTTCCAAGATTCTGATGCACCACAATTTAAAGGAAAATCTGCCAAGAAGCGTAGAGAAATGGCTATTGTTGCAAAACTTTCTACATAAGATAAATTTTTGAATGAGGATGGAAAAATTGGATAATTATAATGAAGTAGTAGAAATGATGGACGGAATGGATAAAATAAACGAATCCGATCATGTTCTGTCATCTACAATGAAAGCACCCAATAAAGAAGCAATGGAGATGATTGGAAAATATCTTAAATCGAAAGGTGTAAAAAATGTTATATTATCGGGTGGTGGTATGCAAAGAATAAGACTCATTATTAATGACAAATGGTATGGCAGAAAAGCTATTGACTTAGATATATCAAAACTTAGAATAATGAATAAATAGATAGGAATAAAATAAATGGCAACTAGACTTGAAACATTAAGAAAAGTTTTATCAGGAACACAAGGTAAGTGGAAAAATCCAACAGAGCGCCCTGGCATCAGGGCCCAACGACGCGTGTTCGATACATTCTCGAGAGCTGCAACTTCTCTTTATAACCAAGCTTTAGCAGGTGGGATAGAAAGAAATGAGAGAGTTAAAGATTATGAAGAGATGGATCAATCACCTGAAGTATCACAGGCATTGAATATTTATGCCGATGATGCATGTACATATTCGGAATTGGATGAGATTCTCCGTATAGAATCTAATAATGAGAGAATCCAACGAGAGCTTGAAGAATTATTCTATGAGAGATTGGATATTGAATTCCACTTATGGCAGTGGATCCGTAACATGGTCAAGTATGGTGACCACTTCAACCTCCTTGATATCGTTGAAAAAGATGGTGTATTAGGGTCTATAGCACTCCCTGTGGTGGAGATTGAAAGAGAAGAAGGTTTTGATGGTGATCCTAATAGTCTCAGATTCAGATGGACTGCACAAGGAAATACAACATTTGAAAGTTTCCAGATATCTCATATGAGAATTTTAGGTGATGATAGGTATCTACCTTATGGTAGATCTGCTCTTGACCCTGCTAGAAAGATTTGGAAACAGCTTCAATTAGGTGAAGATGCTATGATGATTTATAGAATTGTTCGAGCACCTGAAAGAAGAGTTTTCTATGTTGACGTTGCAAACATTCCTCCAAATGATGTTGAACAATATATCTTATCATCAAGAGATGCATTGAAGAGAACACCGCTTATTACAGAATCAACAGGCCAAATTGACTACCGTTTTAATCCTATGCCTATTGCTGGATATACCGAAATTCCTTTATTGAATGGTGAAAAGAAAACAATAAAAGAGTTGGCAAATGATTATGATAATGGTATAGAAAATTGGGTATATTCTGTTCAGGATGAAACAAATAAAATTGTACCTGGCAAAGTTAAATGGTGTGGTAAAAATTATGTAGCTAAAAAACTTATTAGAGTGCACCTTGATAATAAAAAATATATAGATTCTGCACCTGAACATCCATTTATGCTAAGAGATGGAAGCAATAAAAGAGCAGATCAATTAACAATTAATGATTCATTAATGCCTTTTTATACAAATAAAGATAAAAAGGGATATGAAAGAATTTATGATCCAAGTGAAAAGAAATATGAATATACACATAAACTTATTGCTAAAGACATATATAATGAAGAGTATAAGATTATAGAAAAACCTACTGTTCATCATAAGAATTTTGTAAAAGAAAATAGAGAGCTTTATAGTAATGCAATGAAATGGAATATTCCGGAAGAATGTATAGAAATTGCTAAAGATAAATTATGTAAAAATAATACATTAACTAGAGATAAATTGGTAAATGAACTTAAGAATGATATAAAATTTATTAAATTAATGCAAAACGAAAATACAAGAAAAATAAATAAATTTAATCCAAGAACATTTGCAACAAAGATTAGAGAAATATATGGATATAGTAATTTCAGTGATTTCAAAAAATCAGCAATAAGTTATAATCATAAAGTAACTAATATTGAAATAATAGAAAATATTTCAGAAGATGTTTATTGTATGACAGTTGTAGGTAACAATAATGAAGATGATAGACATAACTTTGCTGTAGATTCTGGTATATTTGTTATGAACAGTATCGATGAGGATTTCTTCATTCCAGTTAGAGGTGACCGTGGTTCTCGTATTGAAACATTACCTGGGGGAACAAACCAGGGAGATATTGATGATATTCAATATATCCAGCAGAAAATGTTTATTGCTTTAGGGGTTCCAAAATCTTATCTTCAGTCTGAAGAAGATCTTGGTGGCAAGGGAACATTAGCTCAAGAAGATATTAAATTTGCTAGAACAATCCAGAGAATCCAGAAGATTGTTGTTTCAGAACTGGGTAAGATGGCTCTTATCCATCTTCATTTAAGAGGATTTCAGGAAGAAGATCTTTATAACTTTACTCTTAGGTTAACCAATCCATCTACAGTAATGGAGATGATGCAGTTAGATCTGGTTGAAAAGAGATTTAACCTTGCTGTACAACAGAGTGAATCTACTCTTATGGATGATACAACGATCAAGAAGGATACACTTAAGATGTCAGATCATGAGATTGCACAAATTGATAAGAATCTTTATAGTGATGCAAGGAAGAAGTATGTATTGGCGCAGTTACAAGAAGAAGGAGGAGACCCACCGGCAGATGA